CCGACAGTCTACGGTCCGTTGTAGACGAGCTTGTCCAAGTAGTCCTGCAAGTCACCGACGTTCTCCACGCCAGACAAGCACTCCCAGGAAGAGCCAAACACCAAAGATTGAAACGACCTCTCAAGTCGCAACTGCTCCTCCATCGGAACTCCATACGCGCGCTCAAAAGAAACACGCGCGTCCAAGCTCACATCCAACGCACTGTCCTCGTCTGCAAACCAAGCACCCAAAGCTAGAGCATCTCTATGCGCATGCTCCCGGACCTTTTTCGCCGGCCCCAAGGCTTTGAGTGCTGAGACAAAGAAAGACTGCAGTATGGGGACCCCACGAACCTGAGAAAGTTCGCACCTGGCCACGCCCACCATCCAATCCTTGGCGAACACGGGTTCCCTGAGGTACACGTGTGAAGAAAACGCCCCGGATATAACGCGATGATGTTCGCGCACCATGCACCACCCGCGCTTTTCACCCAAAAACACGGGGGCGGACCCACCAAACCGCACGTCCTCCAAAACACGGGCCGGTCGTTCGAGCAGCACCTCGTGGCCACAGCTTTGCAAAATGGCATCAGAAAACCCGTCCAGAACAGGTTTTGCCTCGTCTTCTTCGACGAAAACGAGGACATTGTCACCATCCACCAAAACGTCGAACTTGGACAAGCTGAAAGAGCGCATAGCAGACACCACCTCCACTAAAAAGGACAACGAATTGCCCATCCCAGTGTTGTAATCTCCACTAGCGCGACCTCCATCTCGTTCAAAGCTCGCCCCACAAGACACCGTGCCTCGTAAAACCAACTGCTCAGAAAGAAGGCGCCCCAACCTCCTATCGCCAGGAAACGCTGCTGCATAGACAGCGTGCTCCTTCTTCAAAGCAGCCGGCCCCACGTGGGCCTCAAACGCCTTCCCGTCCGCCTCAAAACAGACACACCTACGGAATGAAGCAAACTTCTTCCGTATCAGGTTGGCGCGCTGTCTTGGGTTCAGACCTTTTGCAACGAGTCTCGAACCGTCAAAACCTAGAACGGATCCTACGAGCCGGCCCCACAGCCAGTGCTCAAAAGGTTTCAAACGGGATGCCAGCTCCAGGTTATACCTAGGAGACCTGGGAAAAATAAGCCTGGGCTTCATGGCTTTTCCTGGCACCCTGTTCTTTTCCGTCTTGAGAAACGCCCTAATGGTCCAGTCCTGGTACCCGGACAGACCATCTTCCTCAAGGGACCTAGCGGCCTCTAGGTATCGTCGCCGGAGAGTCCCTGAGTAACTCTCGGCAGTAGCTCTCCAGGAGAGAGCGCCGTCTCTGTATCTGCGGGCAAACTTGA